TAGATAGTACAACACGATAGCTCGTAGAACCCGCCACCGCCACCGCCACCTAGCCCTGCAGTTCTAGGTGTTTGGCCGTATGTAGAGCCGGGTCCGCCACCGCCTACTCCCGGCGTAGTCTGATACCCGGGGGACCCCGCCCCCGGGGCGGAGGTATTGGCGCCCGTCGCGGAAGTTCCTGTGAATATATCAAAATTAAATCTGGGGGCGAATACTTCTGGAGACGGCAAAGCCGAAGTCGTGCCGGCTATGTTTATGCCGAGCCCAAAAAATGCGTCCCCTGCATACGCGTCGTTTCCCGCTGTCTTTACCCCGCCGCCTTTGCCGGGGTTGGAGGCTGTTGCAGCTCCGCCCGCTCCGCCCGTACCGAGCTGCGATCCCGCGCCGCCGCCGCCGCCGCCGCGAACCGTGGGGGCGCTGGTGGCCCCTTGCCCACCAGCGCCCCCTGTGGACTGTACGCTACCGCCGGTGCCAGTCCCGCCGGCCCCAACAACAGTGCTTGTGCCGCCGCCCCCGCCAGTCGCGGATATGAGCGCACCAAACGATGATGACCCGCCAGCGCTTCCGTTGTTACCAGAGGTACCGCCTCCGCCGCCAGTACCAATCGTAATAGTGTAGGAAGTGCCGGGGGTTACGGAAAATACGCCGTGAGCATACCCGCCACCGCCGCCGCCCCTACTGTCGTTTGCGCCGCCAGAACAACGCCCGCCACCACCTGCGCCGACTACTCGTACGCGGATGCTTGTTACGCCTACGGGAACTATCCATGTAGTGCTGTTGAGAAAAGTTATATAGTCGTTGCCCCCAAAAATTCTAGGGGCTACAGCGTTGTCTGGAAACCACTCAGTGCCGGGGGTAGCAAACGCTTGCGTTTGCAAAACCTGAAGGCTTGTTGACGACACTTGCCCCATATTAGCTCCCCTCAAAACCATAGACGTTTACGGAAATGTTCGGCGATGATGAGTACACCACGAGTTTTTTCGCTGCGCTCATAACAATACCTGATTTTTCTAGTGTTCCAAACTGCCCGATGAGAACATCGTAGAGTATGTATTCCGCGTTGGTCGGCGTGTCTGTTGCAGCAACCGCCAGCCGCACCCAAGCCGAAATTACGGCTCGATTGGCGAAACTTACCGTCACAGTCGAAACGGTTAGCGCCGGGACTGTGTAGACCGTAGTATTTGTAACGGCGGCCGGGCTTGACTGCCCCATTGTTCCAGAAGCCATAAATTACCCCTCAAAAACTCGCGAAAAAATAGGCTTCGCGCCTAGAAAAGCCCGCAGCCCCGGACACCCAAGTAGTACCGTCAGACACCAACGCATTACCTGCGGTGCCGGGGGCTACAAATGCCACCGCAGTAGTGCCATTCCCAAGGATTACGTTGTTGGCTGTAAGTGTCGCCCGCCCGGTACCACCTTGAGCTACAGTGACTGCAGCGTTGGTAGTGAGGATCGTGGATGTTGCGTTGGGTAGGGTGTACGTTTTGACCGAGGTCGCTGGTCCGCTTACCGCAAAGAAGGCGTTGCCGGTACCGCCGTTTCCAGCAGCGAGAGTCCCGCTTACGTGCGTCGTCAGGCCGACTTTACCCCACGCAGGAGCTACTCCGACGCCACCAGAGATCAATGCGTTACCAGTGGCGACATCCGCCAGCCTCGACAGCGCCGTTGCGCCCGATGCGTAGAGTATGTCGCCGATCGCATAGCTTGCGTTGCCGGTGCCACCGTTTGCAGCTGCAACAGTGCCAGTGACGTTTGCTGCTGGGACCGAGCCTGTGGTGAGCGACCCGTTGGTGATAACCCAGTTGTCCGCAGCTGACGTGCCGTTGCGGATGATAAATTCACCAGAGCCAGTAAAGCCAGCCTTGCCTACCTCAACACCGTTGCTGTAATACTGAATAACGGAGTAGTTCGCCCCGCCCGTGCGGCTGATGCGCAGCTGCCCAGCGAAATTAGAGTCTTGGAGGTCGAGCAGCCCAGTTGTGCGGGTTTGCGCGCCAGCCGTTGTAATAAGCCCAGCGGCCTCACGAGTTTTATTTTCGAAACGTACTGTTGTGCTGTTGTATTGCAGCACGTCGTTGTTCGCCAACGAGGTGAGTTGCACAAGCTCGTCTTCGCCGAGGTTTGACCCATACGTGGGGCGTACGAACATCGTGCCGTTGGACGCGTGCGCAGCAATGACGATAGCGACTGTGGTCTTGGTATTGGGCGCCGCCGGTATGGTCTTAGTAAGCCCACCAGATGCGCGTGCGTAGATGATGTCGCCGTCTACCCATGTTTCAGAATAGTTGGCTCCGTTGGTCTGAATACCGCGTATTTTCCCGAACGCCAATACATAGCCGAGCCCGTCCACGCCGGGTAGCGCTTCAGCGGGGATAGCCGCTGCTGTAAGCCCCAAGATGGTCTTTGAGGCTTGTGTGCCGTCCCACGCCTTGATTTTTATGGCGCCGGAATTGCCGACAGTGCCGAACGACATCACAAGCGTACCCTTGGGGATGGACGCGCCTGTCTTGTTTATGACTCGGTAAATTTGGTCTTCGCCAATACTCAAGACGGTGCTGCCATCGTTGAGCCCGATATCCAGCGTGCCTGTGCTGGCGTCCCACGTCAGCTCCCCCTGCAAGGGGGTAAGCGCGGCGGTAAGGTTGAAGGCAATCTTGTCGGCGGTGTTCGACCCAGACTTTTCCAACTTGTCTGTGTTCAGATTGGTGAAATTACTGTCCAGCTCAGTATTAGTAAGAGGCGAGCCTTTGCCCGCCCGTGTCACTATGGTAGACATAGCTCGCCTCCACTAAATTACGCTGCGTTCAGAGTAATCGTCCAAGTAATCTGCAACGTATCGTTCGCGTCTTTGTTCACAACTGAGAACACCGTACGGCACAACATAGTACCCGCAGTAGACGCGTTGAAAATGCCGGCTTCTGTAATCGCGCCGGTGCTGACGCCCGCACCGAACGAGGCAACGTACACTACTTGGTTGGCGCTAACAGTGGTGGAGGTAAGCGTTACCCGCGAGCCGATCTGAGTAATCAGCGCGGTCTGCGCAGCGGCGGCTGCGGTGTTGCTGGAGCCTACGGCCATGTGGGACATTGCAGTGGCGGTAGCGTCTTTCATGCGGCTGGCGATAAAGCCCAAGCCCGCGGTAACGACGAGGTTTGGCACTTCACGCTCGTCTTTGATGTTACCGTCGGCGTCTTTCAGGACGACTGACAGCGCGCCTGTCACTTTCGCGTAGTTTTCGATCATACTGGTGTCTCCCTAAAAGATCCGCTTCACGCCAACGTAGTCGTCGGCAAAGTAGTTTGGATTATCGACGTAATCTTGGTTCAGCAAATACCCAGAATCAGCCGAGGCCACTATATCAAATCTACCACTATTCATCAGAACAGTAAATGCGTCAATTAAACTGACCGGCTCCGCAAGGTTTTTGCCGACGAGCAAAACGTCAGCGTCCGAGGAGGTCGCAGTCTCGGAGAAGCTGCGAACGAACGCTGCGACTCGGGCAACGGTTTCAGCAACTGTCAAAGGCTCCGCGATTGCCCTCTGGAACGCCACGACCATCGCGTACACGTCTGCGGCGCCAACTACTTCCGTTGGCACTTTGCCGAACAGCTTAACCGCAGCGTCGCCACTGGTCGTTGTTTCTGCGAACTCTCGGGCGAACGCGACCAGTAGAGAGGCCGCATCATTCGCGGTACCGGCGTCTTCCCTGAACATCTCAACCGCCATAGCGATCGCATCAGATGTGTTCACTGCGTCTATTGCGTCACGGTAAACAACGAAACTAAGGGCTATGCTATCTCCAACTGTGTTAGCGTCAGCCAGCGATAGCCCAACAGTTTTTTCCGCCGTGTCCGTAGTGGCTGCAGCGTCAGCGTACTCCCTGAAGAATTGAGCCAACAAGGCCAGCGTGTCTGAGGTAGACGCTAGGTGCGTGAGCCCCTTGAATACTTGCAAGGTCTGGTTGTCGTCGGCGCCAGCGCCGTTGATGTCGTCGGTAACGAAAACGGTATCAGACAGTGTTTTGCCCACAGACAGCGTATCAGCATCGGTAGCAGCCGCAGCGTCGCTGCTGGCCTTAGCCACATCGTTCACCAGCGAGTCAGCCGTGCCCGCGTTATCCGCAGCTGCCAGTCCAACATCTAATCTTGTAGCGTCGGTGGTATCGGCGGAGTCATCCAGCCCCTTGCCGAAGTCCAGTGTGTCTGCATCGGTCGTGGAGGCGCTGTCGCTGCGGGACAAACCAAAGAGCGCGGCTGTGGTGTCAATTGCGGCTGCGGAATCAGAAAGTGCTTTATCAACAGACAACGCTGTGGCGTCCGCGGTCGTAGTGGTGTCTGACGGCCCGAGGCCGAACTGTCTGGTGGCAGTGTCTGTGGTGGCAGCGGCGTCGGAGAACGGCTTCGCGAGCGTGAGCGCGCGCAGTTCAGAGGCTGTGTAGGTGTCCGCGAACGGCCGAGTGAGAAAAAACGCAGTGCTTTCGCTGGCGCCGACTGGGGTATCTATCGCCTTTAGGCTCGCGAACACTAAAGCGTCGGTAGTAAGCGCCTGTGACGCGTACTGTGGCTGCGCGTACAGCGCTACGCCGTCTGAAGCACCTGCCGCACTAGCAAGGGTTTTCCCCAGCCCGAACGACAAGAGATCGGAAGCGGCAGCAATGTCTTCGAAGTAAAGACTTGAGAAAAAGAAGCCAACTTCTACGTCGGTGTCCAAAAGCTGGTATTGGACGAACGCATCAAATGTCGTGTGGTATGCGTTGGCCCCAAGCGTTACCGCCGGCGCCTGCATGGTTGCGTTCAGAAGTTGGTACTGCGTGATAACGTCGAGCGTGGTATACCGCGCGGTGCCGCCAAGCGGCGCTGCGATTACCTCTACGCTCAACTTGACCACACCAACCTGCATCTTCACTTAGAAATCGTCTCGGATCGTAAACTTCTGAGGGTTGTATACAGTCTGGACGCCACCGCCATAGAACGTAACTTCCAGCTCTCCCTCGTACGCCCCGGCGTCCAAGTCGAGATTACCAGCAGCGAAGTCGAACGCAACGCGTCCGCCGGCGCCAGCCACATTGTACGGTGGGTCGTAGGTAATCGAGCCGTCAGCCTGATCCAGCCCAGTAAGCAGCACACCGGTGCGGGTAAACAAAATCGTACTGCTGCCAGCTGCCCGGAACTTCAGCAGTACAGTGGCGCCGGTTATGTCTACGAACGTGCCGGTGTTTTCGTCGTTTATCGTAAACTTGAGTTGTGGGCGGGTATCCCCGCGCACCAATTTCACTGCGCAAGACATCGCCTTCCTCCGTTACGCTGTTACGGTCTGCCCACGGTTCGGGTTTGCGACCGGATTGGGTGCGACGCCAACTGTCGCCTGCACTTCGAGGCCAAGCGCGTTGGCGAACACCGTGTAGTGGGTCTGCGAGCGCTGGGCGTTGCCGGCATACTCGCTGTCCTTGCTGTAGGCGCGGAAAAGGATGTAGTCGTACAGCGCGTTCGCGAAGATGTCAGGCAGCGATATGTTACCGGACACCGCAGTATAAGCAGCACCGTCGGCTGGCTCGACGATATCGGTCGGGTAGGCGGCGTATACAACTTCAAGCTGCGTCGTGACAAGCGCTGGTGGGTACACGAAGAACACGCGCGGATCGCGCGGATCGTACATGAAGTGCAGCGTTTCGATGTTCCCAGTGAGGTTGTGCCAATTAGGCACCTGTGAATCGAGGATCTCCCGGTTAATCATGCGCACGGCGCGCTTCGTGGACCCGGCGGCCATGTTGCGGGAGATATCGATCAGCTTCGCTCCGTTCGCGGGCAGCGCCTGCTTCGTACCAGCCGCACAAGTCACAGTCGAAGTAGTGACCATGGAGTCTGGGCGATGGAGAACAACCTCACGCTGCCCATCATTGAGGTAGCGTACGAGTTCATTTACCGGCCAACGGACAGAGGTGACATCCTGAAGGGTGTCGATCGCGCGGCGGATGATTGATTGCGCAGTTATAGCCATGGCTTACCTCATGCGAATGGGCGTTGTTTTATGGACATTTCACCACGAACACCGCCGTAGCTGGCGTTTATTCTGGCGTTGTGGGTAAGCCGCGCGGTGCGCGACTCGTAGTATTGCGCGAGGTCGGGGCTGCTGAACGGTTGCCCCGGTACCATGTACAACTTCATCAGCGCGCCACTTATGATCGCGTCCACCCAGCGGGTCAACAACACATCTGGGACGCTGGTAGCGCTACGGGTGGGGCGAAGGAATACTTCTGTCGTAAGCTGGTACTGCTGATCTGGAAGCGCGTTTATCGTGACTGTGCTAGTGCAGTCGCTGTTGAGCGTTACATACAGCTTGTCAGGGCGCGCGACGCGAGGGGCGTCCAGCGTAACCTGTTCTGCCATGATCGGCGTCACGTCTTGCCCGTCTATCTGAGCCTTGGTAACCAAGAAGACCTCCGTAGAAGTAACGGGAGACTCAAGCTCATACTGTGTCGCGCTTGGTACTAGGTAGATAGCGTCAGGGCGTGCGCTAATGACCCCAGTCTTTTCGCAGAATTCAATCGCGGAATCCAGCAATGCCTGCATAGCCAGCGGGTCAGAACACGCGGGCACGTACACCAAAAGGCGCGACAAAAACTGGGTCAGCGGGGTCATCTTGATTACTCAAATGATTACTCGTCAGTTGATTGTACCGGCTTTGCGCGAGTTCTGGTAGTGGCTTTTGGGATTATGATTTCCACTCCCGCAGCGGCAAGTTCCTCGCCCTCTGGGGTAAGAGTAAATCCTGTATCTGTGGCACGGCCGACAATAATCTGCTTGTCGCCGATGGCCACGCGAGCCTTGTTGGACAGAATAAATCCGTTGTACTTCGCTACTAGATCTTCGACAGTCATAGTTATCTCCATAAAGAAGGGGGGGGCCTAAGCCCCCCTCCGTTGGTTACGCGCTAAGTACCGCGCCCCAGTTGCTACTGCCAAGGCTGATGTACTCACCACTCATATTTGCAGCGAGTGCTTTCGCTGCATCTGCAGTGCCACCGTTAATAGCACCGCCGGTGGGTGGGAACACATCCAGCGCTACCGCTGTTATGTTGACGATTGTAATGGACTCACCGATGCCCCAACTAGCCGGCAGGCGAATACCATCAGCAGTAGTGCTGGTTGCGCTAGAAACGATTGTCAAGCCAGCGGTCACCGCAGTAGCGGTAGCTTGCGTGGTACCAGCGGCGGCGATAGTGGCCACGCCACCAAGAGTTCGTGCGTATTGCATGGTAAACCTCCAAAAAATTGACAGAAAGAGTGCGGTGTGTGGGGGCCGAAGCCCCCACTAGCTTGCATCAGGCAGTGCCTACCTGCGCGATAACCAGAGCCTCGGGCTTGACGACCTTGCGGCCGTATACTGCCAGCCCGCGGACGATATCGCCGAAGTCTGACTGGTTGCGCAGCGGCTCAGTCTTGTTGACTGTCATTGCGAAGGAACCAGCGTGCTTGGTACCAGCCACCATCACTCGACGAGCTTTGGCACTAGCCAGCGCAGCGCCGGTTGATGGGTCGGTCAGCCCCGGTACCAGTACCTTACCAGCCGCGCCGCGTGGCAACAGGTTGGAGACGTACACAGTGAAGCGATCCAGCATACCGATCTTGCCGGTACGGATGGTGCTCTTGTCGTCGCCAGAGAAGTACGCCTGCGCGATGTTGGATTGCATCAGCAGGTGGCGATCGAAGGGGGTAATCACCAGCCAGCGACCGTCTTCAGGCACGTTCTGCTCGTCCAGAACAGAAGACATGCGCAAAATCGCCTTCAGGACGTTCTCTGGAGTAGTTTGCAGGATAGGGGTAGTGTCTGTACCCAGATCATACGCAGCAGAGATCGCGCCGGCGGTTGCGCCTTCGTTCGCTGTTGCCGGGCCTTCGGTGACGAAGCTGTTGAAGAACACTTCGTTCTCGATAGCGATCTTCAGCTGCTTGGCGGCGTCTTCTGTGAACATATTCATCAGGTTCATATCAGACTGGTACGCCAGCACGTCGTTGACTTGCACGCCGAAGTATTTGCCCTTGTTGATCTGCATGTCTTGGAAGATCGGCACGGGTACTTCGTATTGCAGGTTCTGGCCAACAACGTAGTCAGAAATGCTGATGGACGGAGCGGTGCGGATACGGATTGTATCGCCCTGATTCTTCAACTGACCTTCGTAGTCAGTGTTCAGAATCTCAGACAGCATGGTGTTCTGGTAGAATTTCGCCAGAAGTTTGCCAGCCCACAGTGTAGGGATGAAAGAGCCGGTGTACGCCGGTGACGTGTTAAACGGGGCCTGAACGGGGTATGTCATATTGATCTCCTAGATCACAGTTGGTTGCGACGCCAACGGTAAGATCACGCAGTTACGCGACCTTCTGTATACGCGGCATCAATTTCAGCTTCAAGTTTTCTTGCCTCATCGAGCTGCCCGCGGGCGTTCATCTGCGCAATCCTGATGAAGATGCCTTCAACATCGGCCGGGGAGTAAACCCTGCTGGCTTTGGTCGCTGGCGTGCTCGCGGTGCTGTTACGCTTCGGCTGGATTTGATTATTGAGTTCACGCTTCACCGGATCTTCGACTGGCGGGGTTGGTACCTCCACCGTCTTCTTGAACAGGCTCACGTAGTGCGCGACCGCTTCAGCATCACCGCTGTTGAACGCCCCTTGAGCAATGCTCTTGCGCGGCCCTCGCAGGATAGGATCGACTTCTTCAAGCCAATCAATCCAGCGCGGATCGGCGTTGATCTGATCGAAATCAGGTACAAGCCTGTGCAACCGCTGGTCAAAAGACGCTTCACTTACCTGCGCTCCGGTGGTGGTCAGCTGCTCACGCAGCTTGTCATTGGCAGAGCGTAGTTCCGCTACTGTGTCTTGGAACTCCATTGCTACTTCGCGGGCGACCTTGCGTTGAACTTCGATCAGGTCTGCGCCGAACACTTTAATGTCATCCTCAGTGACCAACGACTTTTGCTTATCCGCAGGAGTTTCTTTCGGCTTCGCAGTAGACTGTCGGAGCTCGTCAATTTGTTTGGCGAGATCTTTTATCTGCGCGTGCAACCGAGGGACTTCTGCATCGTACATACCTTTCAGGGTACGATACCGTTGCTCCCACTTCTCTTCGGACTCGCTTTTTGCTGGTTCAACTGTTTTTGGCGGCTCCACTGCCGCGGAAGGCTGCTGCTCAGGAACTACTTCTAACTTAGGCTGTGCTACTGGTTCTGCGGGCTCTGGAGGTACATCAGACCCCCCGGTTTGCTGAACGCCTAGCTGCTTTTCGATTTCTGCAATTTCTCTGATCGTGTCTTCCACTTGCCTTGGTAACGCCATCTCTATCTCCTAAAGCTCCAACTCTGCTACAAGCTCCCCGGGGGTGTGCCGTTCACATAATGGTTTGCTGTAAATGAAGCCTTACGGCTTCGCCAATAACCCACTCGATTTCTCAACCGAGTCGATAAAATCAATGAGCAACTCCGCCCTACCTTGCAAACGATGTATTCGCGCTGGGTCATCTGCGACTACAAGGGACATTTTGGTATCCTCAAGCACTTTCTCGAAAAGCTCGATAAGCGCTTCGTTTTCTGGTTGCTTACAGCGCGCAAGCGCTTGTATGTGCCTCCGGTCGGCCTTGTGCCCTACAAAAATTGCCATGCTCTCATTCTACTCTGCGTGTATACGCGTCAGTCAAGCGATTTGTCACTGCCCGTTGGGTCTCGGGGAAACTAGGTTGGATTCTCTGCCCCCCATTTGGCTCCCATCAGGCAGCAGATTCTGCGGTGCCGGGGGTTGTTGCCCGGGCGCACCGGGCTGCGCCGGCGCTTGGCCCGTCAACAACGCAAGTTGTTGTTGGAGCTGCCCTATCAGCTGTTGCTGCTGCTCGATCATGCTGACTTGCGCGCGGGAAGGCACGATGCGGTCGGTGTTGCCGTTGAGGTGGCTGGCGGCGCTGCGCAGCAGCTCAGCCGTTCCGTCCATGCCGACGATCTGCTGGGCCACTGGGCTGTTGAGCACCAACGTCAGGAACTCGTTGCGACGGATCGCCTCGGCTTCCTTGACCACCAGCGAGCTCGCACCGCGCGCAACGATCTGAACATCCCCGATGATGCTGGGGTCATCCGCGTGGTAGCGCAGGTTGTCCTGATACTGCTTCTCGATCGCCGGCACGATAACGTCGCGGTCGATGTTCGTGATTACCTGCTTGATACCCTTGCCGGCGTTGCTGATGAGCATGGACAAGCCAGAAGACGTGCGGCCAACACCCGGAGTGTGCTCACCGGTCATGTACTTGGGCAGCATGGTGTCTTCATCCGCGCGGCTGGAGAACTTCTCGAATACCGCCATCAGCTCGTTGGCGTTGCTCTGCGGCTGGAAGAACGTTATCGGAGCGGTAGAGTCCTGCATCTCAGGAGCCGTGAACTGCCAGATCTTCCATGGGTGCATGTTGGTAATCTCTTCGCCGATCGGCAGGCGACTGACGTTGACCCCCACCTGCGGGCCGGAGCTGATGCCCATGTTGTTCGCCAGCGAGCGCGCGGATGCGTTCACCATGTCCTGCGAGTCTCTGCACAGGTCGGGCACGCCCTTGCCTGCGATGGACCCGGGCACTTTCTCATAGGAGGTGACAAAGTACGGCTTGCGACCCAGCGGGTCGTAGTTGATGGCCGCGCGGATCACGACATTGCCAATCAGCCAAACCTCGCACGGGTAGTTCAGCTCGGGGTCCGGTACGTCTTTCTCATCGACGCCCCACTCCAACAAGTCTTTGCCCTTGACCGAATCCCACAGCTGCAGCGCGTCGATCAGGTCAGTGTTGTACACAGCCTCGGTGGTGTCTTTGCCCTCGGCTTCGGCCTGCGCACTGTCCAACCACAACCACTCGTGCAGCCGTCCCTGCTGGCCGTCTACCAGCACCTCGCGGATAGCCGCTTCATTGTACCCGGGCACGCCGATCAGTGCCTGCAGGTCCTCGGCGGTCAACTTGTGCCGCTCGATCACGTAGCCATCCTGAATGTTCGACGCCCATGGCGCCCAGTAAAGCATGAACGGGTCTGTGCGTTCCCACTCATTACGGATCGCTTCCTGTGGCTCCAGTTTGGCCCCGTTCCACGACATTACCTTGCGCTTGCGCTTGACCGGCCCCTTGAGCACGGCGAACGGAAATGTCACTACGTCGTCCAGAAACTCGTTGAGCGCCGCCATCCATCCGCCCTCGGACAGCTGGTCCTCGATGCGCTTCTCCATGCGCTTGACCCGCGTGTCGGCCTCTTCTTTGAGTTCTCGCGCAGCGGTGTCTTTCATCTGGTCGGCCAACTTGGCCATCGCGTCTGGCTCCGGCGGCTGCCCGGTTGACTGCATGAACGCCATAATCTGCTGCGCCAGCTGCGCCTGCAGGGTCTGTTGTACTTCTGGGGGCAGCGTCGGCTCTGGTGTGGCCTCGAACGCCCATGGCTTGTCTGTACCAGTACCCAGCAAC